GTAGTTGATTGTGTAGTTCCTTCAATCTTAGTATCACTACCTACATTTAATTTCTTCCCAATACCTACACCACCAACAACTACTAATGCACCATCACCTGTAGTTACAGAATCTACTGCTGATTCAACTTTTGTATTACCACCAACATATAATTTCAATTGAATTCCAACACCACCATCAATCTGAACAGATCCTGATGTTGTACTTGTAGCATCTGTTGAATCATTAAATGTCGCTACACCATCTACATCTAATGTATCATTAAGTGTAGTGGAACCATCTACATCTAATGAGTTATTAAGTGTAGTAGCACCATCTACATCTAACGCAGCGTTTAAGAATGTATCACCATCTACATTTAATACAGAATCAAAATCAACGTTTCCAGTAACATGAACTTCTCCAGTTACATCTAATTCCTTGGATGGATTGTTATTCTTAATACCAACCTTAGTCATCCTATAGATTGGACTGTTAACATCACCTGTTGTTGTATATCCCCATAAATCTTGAGTTTGTATTCTTGCAATATTAGTAGGATTATCTGGATCAGGTATAGCAATTACGTTATCAGTACCTAAACCAAGACTATTTGTACCCCAGAAATTTATAGTAGAAAATGTTTGAGCAGTTCCAACAGTTGGAAGATATACACCTTCATCCTGAACAAATATTCCCTCCATTGCAATAGGAGATGCTTCTATCCACCTAATACCATGTGCATCCCTATTCAAATAATATCCATTAACACCTGCTGAATCAGCAGAATCATAGATATTTCTTTCAATTTTTATACTACCATTTATATCTAATTTTACAATACCATCACCAGCAACAGAAGGATCATATCCTGCAAAACTACCAGGTCTAGTGGTTCCTATTCCAACTGTCCCTAAACCTGTTACTACAAAAGCTGTACTTTCAGCTTCACCAGTACCCATAGTATTGGGACCACCAACCTGTAGTCTCATTCCTTCTAGAGGAGTAGAATTACCTACACCAACTCTACCACTAGAAGGATCATCATATCTTACTGATGCATGAAGAATTGATCCACCAACACCTACATTTAATCTCTGTACAACTGTTAAATATTCTGCATTTAATTCACCTCTTAGATCAATATCATCCATAAAGGTGGCAATACCACCAAAATATGAATTTTCACGTACATATAAGGTTCCTACTTCTAAATTCTCAAAGTCTCCCAACCCTTCATAATAAAGTGTCCCATAGATGTAAACATCTTCAAATATTGAATCTCCACTCCACGTATTTTGATTACCGTAACTCACTAGAATATCCCCCTAACTTGTAAGTGAATCGACTGCTGCTTCAGCAGCTATTCCTGCAACAGGACCACCATAGGCAGTAGCAGCAGCTTTAGCAATTCCAGATAAACCTCCTCCTCCCATAAGAGAAGGTCCAATACTTCCTAACTTATTTGAAACAAAACTATTAGCAAACGCTCTGTACTTATCACTAAGTTTCATCCAATCACCTAAATTTCCATTATTACGTGAGACTTGAATCTTTTTCGCATTAAGATTAAGTTGATCGGTTGTACGATCAGGATTTCCAATAGTAATCTCAGTTTGTGCTTTTAATATAATATTATCAGCTTCTAAAGTAATAGTGCCTCCTCCAGCTCTAAGACCAATATTTCCACTTTTTCTTGTAACAAGATCAATATCACCAGTATGAGATATTAATTCAAGACTCTTCTCAGCAGCCTTATTTTTAATTCCTGCCTCTATCTGTAGTGTTTTTTCAGCATAAATTCGTGATAAACCACTAGATTCATGAAGACTCTGATTATAATGAACTTCATCATCAGTTTGAGATTCAAGAATATACGCACACTTTCCAGGTAATCCAATCGCTTCAGACCCAGATTCAAATATTAACTTTTGATTAATTATTTCGCAAGTACGATTCTCTTGGGTCATAATTAATCCTCTCCTGCAATAGGAAAGTCACCCACACAATCAACCACAGTCTGTAAGACTGGAGATTCATTGGATTCATTCTTGGTTAGTGACATAACAGGATATAATATTGCACCTGTACCAGGATTTTTAATTACTATTCTTGGTTTAGTAGTGTAAGGTTTCTGACAAGTAATAGTAACACTAACACATCTTCCATCCTCAACATTGAGTGTTAGACATTCATCTTCTATTGAAGCATTTTCATATCCTTTTCCAGGATTTGCTATTATAATCTTACTAATGTATAACTCAGGTTGATCATCTATGTCACCAATAGGATAATTTTCACCCTCACCAGTCATAACAATATCCGTTACTTGTCCATAAGTAGGAGAATTTACATTTTTATCAATAATTACTTGACCAAAAGCACCATATCCTTGATCACAACTATCAGTAAATGAAATTATAGGTTCTTCAGTATATCCCTCACCAGGATCAGTTAGTTCAACACCAAGGACACTGGCAGTACTTTTAACATCAGCCCATATATCATTAACATCAACTTTATCTACAAAATTTCCAAGAAGAACTTTTCCTGCAGCACCAAAACCATCTCCACCAAAGAACTTAACTTTAGGGAAACCACATTTAAATATATTTCCAGTATAACAATCAGTGCCTAAACCATGATCTGTTGCTTCACCAACTTTACTTCCAAATATTTCCCATTGTCCGTATGTTTCTTCAAATTTACTTACTCCACTTGTAATACCACTTATAACTCCTTTCTTTGTAGTTTCAATTTTATCCATTGCATCATTAGCAGCACCAAATGCTTTATCTAAAAGTCCTTGTTGTTCAGCACTACCCTTAGTCCCCTCAGTATTTTTATCAATAATAATAGCATCAGGTTTACATTTTGGTTTCTTCGGTTTGCATCCAAAAGGATCTTGGAGTTTGTTTATTAAACTAAATCCATTTTTAACATTACCAACAAAATTCTTTACACCATTTATTTTACCAAATAAACCACCACCTCCAAAAATTTTGCTTAAAGGATTTGTAAAAGGACTCACAAATTTATCAATCATTCCTGTGATTTTTTGAGTTAAAGCACCTACAAATTGTTGAGCAGCACAGGTAGCACCATTCAATACATTTTTTACCATTCCTGTAAGCATATCTTCAAGTGATCCAGTTAATGCACCACTTATTTTAGCGGATAAACAATCTATAGATCCGAATAACTTTGAGATTGGACCAATTAAAGCTGATTGTGCATTAATAACCTTTGGAAGTGCTATATTAAACTTAGAGAATGAACTGAATATTTTTGTTGCTACTCCATCTAATCCATCTCTAACCCAACCAATCATTCCATCCGCAAGATTATTTGCAATTCCAGTAACAAAAGTCTTAGATGAACTACTAATTAACTTTGCTACATTCTTTATCTCACCAGGAAGATCAAGAGTAAAATTATCGACCCTAGTTGCTAATTTAAGAAGATTGTCCAATTCAGTTTCTACATCATCAAAGAAATTACTCTTACAAGGATTTGCAGTAATAACCTTCAATCCACTAGTTATAGATACTGGTTTGACATCAGGATTTTCTACTGCATTATATTGTGATATTCTATTAACACGAGCCTCATAATCATTATCAGACAATTCATTAATTTCCTCTGAATTTAATGGTTTTACACCTCCAAGACGAGCAGGATATTGTTGTTTAATTTCTTTAATCTTTTCCTGCCATTGTTCACTGAGAGGATTATCTTGGATGAGAGATTTATAAGCTCTAAGTTGTCTTCTGCTAAGAGTAGTAGAAGATGGGGGTATAGCTGGAATGAAAATCTTCTCTGCAGTTTCGTTAACTTTAGTCGCCATTATGTATTGTAGTCTCCTGGTATGTATTATTTATAGTGAATTAATAAAATCTCTAGCAGATGAGCTCATAGCAGCAATAACTTTAGGGTTTTCATCCCTCATCCGTATCAGTTTTTTCCTTGCAGTATTGAAATGCCTTACAACCAAAGTTGGTCCCTGATTTGCATTATAACGTCCACCAATAGTCGGATCATTTGGATTTTGTTCGAAATATTTTAATGCATTAAATTTTGTTCTATACGTATCCAATAGACCATGAGCATAGCTAATAAAGCTGATAACAGAACCATTAGCTATACTATGAATATCTTGTGGTTCTGCGTTGTCATCAACAACATTTCCTGTAGCTTCATAACTAGAATAATTACTCCTCCAGTTTGCGTTTTCATTAGCCAGTATTTTATCCAATCTTTTCTGCTCTTTATCTTTTGCTGCATCTTTTGGATCTATTATTGGATTTCCCTCTCCTAATGAATTTCCCTTCAATAGCGAGTTGTACTGCTTGCTATCTCCTAATGGTTCACCAATAGTAAATAAAGTTTCCAATTCATTACGAACATTTGTTACTTCATTAGATTTAATAAAATTCTCACCTATTTTTCTCAATTTTCCAGCTTGATACTGCATTTTTTTCTGCATGTCCTCATCATTTGCTAAACCCTTTAAAGTAGCTGGAATATTAGATATATTAGGAAAATTCTTTTTGAGTTGATTCACAATAGCATCCTTCATGGGAACATCCTTTTCTAACTGTTGACCAGTAAATAACTCCAAAGCACTTTGTATTAATGGGGTTTTTGGTTTAGGTATTGCATCCACTGCATTCTCATCTGGATTTTGTCCATCCTTAATATCACCCAATTTTTCTTCAGGTTTCGCTTTTGTTTTACCACCACCTTTCTCTCCTTGCTCTCTTACTTTAGGTGTAACCATCTGATCTTGACCAGAATATTCTTGACCTTCGGTTAATCCTTTTAGTAATTTTCCAACAAATCCACTATTAACACCAAACTTACCTCCAGTATCCTTTGTATCCTTTGTTCTAGGAAAAGCTGCTAAGATAACGGGGAATCCTTTATTAGGTGCTAAAAATAGACCAAAAACCATATCACCCTGTACTAATTTAACAGTCGAAGTTCTACCACCACCACCCGTTCCACTAGTTGGAGGTAACAATGTAGAAGCAGTATAAACCTGTGCATCATCCACACTATCCTTTTCTGAGAAATCTCCTATCATACGGACTTTATATCTCCACCCCCAAGACTGACCAGAAACCAAATTTTTCTGTGCATCAAACTTAACGATCTTTCCTATAAAAGGATGGAGTCCGTCTTCTCCAAAAAATGTAGTATTAGTATCAGTCATGTCTATTTGTTATTAGTGTAGAGTCCGTAAGCATCACGGCATAAAGTCATAGAAGTATATGATCGTAGAGTATCAAAATGATGGCAGAGGTGTAGAATTAAATAATTACCACTTTGTTGTTGATCAATACCACCCATTGCTACTTCACCTTGTCTTTGAAATTCACATCTAATTACATTACCAGCTCGTAATTTTAAATTACAAGGAACCTGAATTTCAACCAGTTGAGAATGAAGGAGGTTATATCTCATAGGAGATTTTGCTTGCCATTCTCGTGGATCATTATTAGGTGTTAAACTATCAGGATCAGTACTACCTATATCCAAAATCTGATAATTAGTTGTACTGTAATTTTTTATCTTATCTTCAAATGGAACCTTCTTCCCTAAAAGTTTTTTGACCTTATCATCTTTTAATGAATATATTTTAGGTTCTTCAACTTTAAGATTCTGAGGATTAAAGAATACATTACGACTACTATAATATTTTAATGCCTTTTCTACATTCTGATCCTTTAAAACATTTGGTGGTAATAAAATCCTATAATCATTCTCATCATTATCAAGATTTGCCTTAAGACCAGCAACATAAGTATAAGTCTCTACTGGATCTTCAGAAATAAGATTATCTATACCTCTAAAGTTAAATCCATCTTGTGTTTCATAAAAGAAATAAGCAGGATCACCATTTTCAGGAATAGATCTTCTACACAAATCATTTATTATATCTAATCCACCTTTTCCTGCAGAATAAAAATCATAATTATTTTGTGTAGGGTCTACTTTCATTTTTGATATATTAAGATCTTGAAGTATTTTTTTAACAGTATCGCTAATCCTTCCCGTATACTTCTTAGATGGATCTTTAATATCTAAATTTTCATAAGTTGATTTAGATTTAAGTGATAGATAAACACTTTCACGTTGTGATTCTTGATTTAAAATTGGGGCACCATTAACTGTAAAAGGAATACTTAAAATCCCAGACTTAGACTTAATTTTTACTTGTACCTCTTCAGATCCAGTAATAGGTAATGAATTTTTAATACTTCCTCTTCTTTCTTGCGTATCCTGCTCTTTTCCTGCTTGAACAGATGCACCAGCATCAAAAAATATTAAAGCACCAGTTACTTCAGGAGAATATAAACTCTCATAATAATCAAAACTTACAGTTTTAGCTACAATATTAGCAGTCTTACCATCTTTATTAATTACCATCTTTTCATAGATGGATGCTCTTGCTGCACTACCGTCCATTTTAAGTATAAATTATAGGTTGTTTTACAATAATCATTTTATTTTTCTTTGAACCATTACTATTTAAGGAACTAAGATTATCATTCTTTTTCACTGGATTAAATTTCAGATAATCTTTTCTCTCTAGACCTTCTTTATTAATAAATCTAGATCCCCAAGGTCTAGAATTATCTTCTTTCAATCTTACATGTCCATTCTGATCAACATAATACTTATTAATTCTCTCCTCATCATCAGTAGGACCAACAGAAAGATCGTCTTCACTACTAAATGTCTCACCAAATCTTAACGTCTCATCTGGATTATCTTCATCTTCTATAAAAGTTTTAGGATCTATTTCTCCTTTTTTATTAAGTAGCACATTATCTTTTTCAAAGATAGGAGCAAGTCTTACTCGTAATTCGTCAGACAATTCTTTTAATTGTGTAAATTGTTCTACTAACTTTTTAGTATCAACTTTATCCAACCCTTTCTTAATATTGTCACGCAGTTTTTTATTTTGTGGATTATCCCACCAAGAAACTAAACGTTTATAAAAATCACCCATAATTTCTGCTATCTTACCAGCATTTTCCCATAAAGCATTGAATCCAATTCCAAGTAAAAGAAATTTGAAAAAATCAGCTACTTTAGAACCAATTTTTGCTAGTCCCTTAATAGGTGAAAGTGCAGCAATTCCTTTTAAGGGAGATTCTAATTTTTTTTCTGCCTTTTGTTTTTTCCGCAATGAAAGTAATTTATTCTGATCTCTTACATTTATCTTTTTTAAATTAGATAATCTCTTAGTTCTTTTATTAAGAACACTCCTAATCTTTCCTACCGATATTTTTAAATTCTTAGCACTTTTTGCACTACCACTTACAGTACGAGATCCAGCCTTTGCACCAGCCTTTGCACCAGCAGCAATTCCCTTTCCTGCTGCCACTGCTCCTTTACCAATAATTGCTCCTACTTTCGCTACTCCTGCTAATGCTGCTGGTAATGGCATCTCTTTATCCTATCCCATGTAATTTTGGTGTATTCATCATATATGTATTAGTGGGATTTACAGAAGAATGATATGCTACTTCATTTGTTTCAGGAAGATTAACCTTCTTTTCTCCACCACTAACATATTGTGGATCTAAAGTAACTTCACTAATATCAAAACTAGTATCTGAAGTAATAAGTTTCTCAAGTAAATCCTCATCATTTAATGACTTCTCTATTATTATATCTGCATCAATTTTTGGACCTTTTACTTTTCTCCCTTTAATTGTACCTTTTTCTAATCTTTCAATTTGTTCTTCTATCTCCCTTCTCTTCTCCCTGTGAAAGGGATCCATAGGATCAAACGGAGCCTTACCAGATTTTATCTGTTCTAATTGTCCTTTTAATAATGCAAGGGTAGCTTTTTTACCCATTGTTTCTACACTTTTATCAATTCTCTGAGTTGTGGTGCTTGTACCCATAAACATACCACCCCATGCACCAAAGGTGAACAATAATGCACCTATTGCAAGAGGAGTTGCTAAAAATTTAGCAATGGTAATTAAGGAACCTAATGCACCAACTAAACCAAGGAATGCTCCACCTGCAAATATCCCACCTGCAACAAGTAATATCTTATCAAAATTGTCTATTGACCATTGGAATATTTTTTCTAACTTAGGCCATAATGCATTAATTGCAATACCAGCACCAATAATTTTAATTGCTTCAAATATACCACCTATTTTTAATCCTTTTGACATTGATGCTGCAATTCCTTTTAATCCACCCCCTAATGATTTCCCTATACCTTTTTTAGTTTCTAAATCTTTTTCTTTAGATTCTTTTCTTTCTTTATCTGTCTGCGATTTTAATGCTTTATTAGTAGATTTTTGTTCTTTGATTCTATTAGCAAAATCTAATGCTAATGCATTACCAATATCTTGTATAATACTATTTGTTTCTTGTAATTCTTCTTTTAAACCGTCAGTTGTATCTTGGTTGTGTTTTAGATCATCAATATTCAGTTTTTGTGTTTTTATTATATTTTTAAGTACACTAAGTTTCTTTTCTTGACTAGAAACTCTTTTTGACAAAGAACTTCCTGCTGCAAAAGCAGAACCCATAAATTTAGAGGTATTTACTTTATTATTTGTATTTGTTGTACCTGAAATTGTTACGTTAGCCACTTTGTTCTTTCTTTAGATTTTCTTCCTCAATGTACTGTTTCAATAAAGTTACATACACTTCCCTTTCCCAAGGGATCATATTTTCAATCTCTGTTAAAGAGTATTTATGGTGTTGAACTAAGGCAAAATTTACTTTATAGTATGACTCAAGATTAGTATGAGCCATACTTAGGTGAAAAAAGCCGCTAGTCCCTCCAATAAAACTTCAGACTCCACTTCAGTAGTTGGATTCTTTACTTTAACTTTATGGGAAAGTTTAGGCATTGTCTCAAAGAATTTTTCAATTGATTTGAATTGTTTACTATTCAATTGCTCTATGAATTCCTCTAATTCCTTTTTAGTTGAATCAGAAGCAGCCCAACTCTCCTCTTCATCATAAATCATCTCAATACATGATGTAATCATGTCTAAAGATTTATCAACATCACTTTCACCACTAAGATCAAAATTACCTTGAATAAATTGATTAAGTGATGGATACTTAAGTTTCATAGAATATTGATCATCTAATTTAACTGTAGTCTTATGTCCTCTAGTTTTTTGAACTTTAATACTATCAAGATCAATATCTACCTCAACAGATGTTTTTTCATCATCAGGACAAACTATATTAACTTCAACAGTTTCGCCAACTGATTTTGAACGAACATTTAAGAATAAGTATTCAATATCAAAAGTAGCAAGTTTAGTAACATCTATTCCTTTTGTAATGATACAATCATTTAATATATCAACTACAGCACTTGTTATTTGTGAGGTATCTTCACTCTCCAACGCCATAATAAGAATCTTTTCTTCCCTTACTAGAAAAGGACGATATTTAATTTTCTTATTATTAGATGGTAAAGTCAACTCATAAGTTGGAGTATTAATTTTTGGTAATGGCATAATGTTTTCACACTTCAGTAAATTTATTTATAGTGGTAATTTTAACCTCTTACTACAACATATCTATCATAGTTAAAGCTAACAGTTACTCTTAGAAGATCTGCAGCACCATAAGTAACAGGTAAAGATGTAATAGCCTTGGGAAATGCATTCTTAAATTCATACATTAATTTTTTTCCCCTAATACCTTTCTCAAATTTAGTAATTGTCATTGAACTGACTTTGTAATCATCAGGGTATCTAAATCTTCTATAGAATCCTTTATCCTGTACACTAATACCATCCATTGATTGAGAACCACTAGAAATATAATCCATCCACCTTTCAAAAATAGTTAATGAATTATAATTCTCATCCACATAAAAAGTAAAATCAATATCAGTATATAAACGGGTATGAGCAAACTCTTGAGGAATACCCATAAAATTATCCTTTACTTCACCAGTTGCAAATGCACTTGCAGGTAATGATGCATCAGAACACATAAGTCCAATATTTCTAGATATAAAATTCTGAGCATTATCTAAACCTATACTCTGAAAATAATCCAATATTGACTGATTAAAGGTTGAAAAATTAACCTGATATTGATTGGTTAATGAGAGTTTGCCAAGTTTTTCCTTGACATCGCCCATTGTAATTTTTTGAACTATTCCTGCCACTCTAAATACCTTATACGAGTCTTATATTATTTCTATTTAGATGGCTTATAAAGGAAAATTTAGACCAAGTATTCCTAAGAAGTATGTGGGTGATTATAGGAATATAATTTACCGTTCTTTATGGGAACTAAAATTCATGAAATATTGTGATAGTAATCAAAATATTTTAGAATGGGGAAGTGAAGAATTCTTTATACCTTATACATCTCCTATTGATGGTAAACGTCATAGATATTATCCAGATTTTTATATAAAAGTAAAAGAAAGTACAGGACAAGTTAAAAAATATGTGATTGAGATAAAACCTAAAAAACAGTGTCTAGAACCTAAACCTCAGAAAAAGAAAACAAAAGGATATATCTACGAAGTATGTGAATATGCAAAGAACCAAGCAAAATGGAAAGCAGCATCAGAATATTGTAAAGATAGAATGGTAGAATTTAAAGTCTTAACAGAGAACGAACTAGGAATTAAATAATGAATAGAATTACAGAAATAAAAGATAATTTAATAGGTGGTGAATCTCCTGATGATATGATGTTAGAAATCCTCGAAGTACTCACCGAAACAGAATTAGTTCCTGAACCAGGTAAATATTATACGTTTGTCTATCAACCCAAAACTCCTAATGTAGAATATGATGAATTTCCCCTAGTAGCAGTCACTAGTATATTCCAATGGGGATTTAGAGGATTAAATTTTCACTGGGGTCAAATTAGACAATATACATGGGAAGAAGTGATAGGACAGTTGCATATAGTCACTAATGAAGAGATACAATCGTTACGTGGCATACCTTATCAGAAAATGCGTCTAAATAACTAATAATTACCAAATAAGGTCGATATGCAAAATTATACTGTAAATGGAATAGAATATAATTGGAAAACTGGTTTACCATTAAATCAAACTGATCAAGATATAGATGATATTAGGAAAGAAGAAGAACTAAATCAATATCAGGAAGTTGTAAAACAAAATAATATAAATCCATCTGGATCAGGATTATCTAATATACCTCCTGGTGAAGGTAATGCTAAGATTAATGGTGTAGAAATTAATCCCAATTTTAAGAAACAAGTAACAACTGAGGAGTTAAATAAACAATTTTCAGATAAGAAGACGAAGAAGAAATATAACGTAGGTACTATTAATAGTAATAAAAAAATTAAAATAAATTCTAGAGGAGGATTATTAAGATACCCGTTAGAATCAATGACGGATACCACTGATTATCTTCAAATTGATATTAAAGAATATACATCTATAGGAAAAAGATCAGAAGAACTTGGTAGTCGAACTATCATTTCTATTCCTGGTAGTAGACAACTACCTAAAAGATCTGGAGTTCCTGGTGGATTAACCACACAATCATTAGTAAATAAAGGAACAATATTATTACAGATACCAGCAAATCTACAAGATGGTAATTCTGTTAGTTATGGTGATTCTAAAATGAACAGCATAGTTGCTGCTGCAGTTGGTGGTGCATCTGATATGATGACGGATGTAGGTAAAAAACTAGGAGAAGGTGATTTTGAAGGAGCAGGTCAAGTAGCAAAAGATATTGCTCAGGCAACATTAGCAGATTCCAATATTGGAACAGATGCAAAAAAATTAGTTACCAGAAAATTAGCATCAATGGCTGTTAGTGCTTTAGGTGGTAATGTAACAATTAATCAATTATTAGCTAGAGAAGATGGTCAAATATTTAACCCCAATATGGAGTTATTATTCAATGGTCCTACCTTAAGAAACTTTAGGTTCTCCTTTAAAATGACTCCAAGAAGTAAGAACGAAGCAGAACAATGTAAATTGATTATAAGAACATTTAAAATGAATATGGCTCCTAAAGTAGTCTCAGGTCCTAATCTCTTCTTAAACACACCAAACGTATTTGAACTAAGGTATAAAACTGGATTTAGAAATCATCCATTCTTACATAAATTTAAACAGTGTTTCTTAACTGATGTATCAGTCAATTACACAGGTGAAGGTGTATATGCAACCTATGAAGATAGGGAACCAATTTCAATGATTATGGATTTAAGCTTCAAAGAACTTGAACCAATTTATGATATTGATTACTTTGATGAAAATGGTTTTGATTCTGACAACACAGTAGGGTACTAAACATGGGATATTTCAGAGAACTACCAAATTTACTTTATCAATCATTTGCTCCAAATAAAAATTCCTCAATGGATTATATTGAGGTAAAAAATATATTTCGTCGTGTTAAATTAAGAGATGACCTTCAAAACATCTTTACAATCTTTGAAAAGTTTGAAATACCAGATGAACATCGACCTGAAATTGTAGCAGAAAATTATTATGGTAGTGCAGAATTAGATTGGGTTGTTCTAATCACTGCTAATATAGTAAATATTAGAAATGATTGGCCACTTGATAATAGAGATGTTTATAATTATGCACTCAACAAATATGGAAATGAATTAAATTCTACTCGACTCTACGAAACACTAGAAATAAAAAATACTCAGGGTAATTTAATTTTACCAAAAGGTAAAGTTGTTGATTCTGATTTTCAAATTACCTATTGGGATGTAGACAACGACGGAGTAGGTTCTTATGTGACTAAAACAGGCACCAATGTGAGAACAGGTATTTCAAATTATCACTATGAACTTAATTTAAATGATAAAAAAAGAAGTATATACTTACTTAAACGGGAATATTTACAACAATTCTTAAATGACTTTAGAGATATAATGGTATATGGTAGATCATCTCAATTTATAGATGATAATCTGATAAAAACGGAAAATACTAAAATTACGATGCCATATTAAAAAAGGGAGGCGATGCCTCCCTTTTTACTTACTTATTCTTCTGCTAA